CCTGTTTGACTTGCTGAAGTAATCGGCGCAACAGGATACGCCCACGGCAGTCCCGCAGTTGGTTGATCGTTCTTGTTTTCTGAATGCCAACCCAAAACTCTAATCTTACATCTTCCAAGATAAAGCGGATCATGGCGGTCTTCGACAACTCCTTGCCACCAAACAAACCCCCCTTTTCCCATAAAGTATGCCATATATCAAAATCCTCTACTTGCGTCACCGGTTTTTTTAAAATCTGCTACTCTACTCTCAGTAAATTGTTGAGCAGTTTGAGTTGAACTTGATGCTGCTTGTGATCTATCCGCACCAACTGATTTTTTTAATGAATCTTTTATTGCTTCAAATTCTATTTCATATTTTTCTTTAGTGAAATGATGGCGTAATTTAGTAATTAAATAATAACCACTTAAATAAGTATGTCCCTGTGATTGTGTAATTCCGTCCCTATCTTCAAGATATGTTGTAGGTAATTTAAATTCTATTAAATCTCCTACTGTTCTAGTAGATAATCCAGGAGCTCTAATATTTAATTTAATATTATTAGCTTGCTGATTTTGTACTAATCGTGATTGCATCCATTGTTCTACTCTATTTGGAATAATGTTTAGATTGGATTTTACTTCTCCCTTTACACCTCTTGATCCTATATCTTCTTTGAATCGAACATCATGTGCAAAATTAGTGGGATAAAAACTCATCACCGATTCAGGTGAACCTAATGCATCTTGTAATTCAGTAGCTAATTTTCCTTGTCCTAGATGAGTAAAAGAATCACTAAAGTTTTTAGCGTCAGCAGCTTGTTGTTGAGAGTCTACTGTTTCAACTGCACCGGTATCTGGATTTGTTATTGTTTCCCCACCCATTGAAGAGGAATCATGCATATTAAAATCTAATGTATCATATTTCATTCTAACCAAATCATGAGTGAGTAATCTATTTGCATACATTCCAGAGGTTAGGTTTTCAAGAACATCAAAATTAGAAGAAAATGAATATGCCTCAACAGCTGTCATTTCTATAGCAATATTTGAAGCCTCATCTGTTTTTGAACCCATTCGTTTTGGTTGTACCACATATACTTCTTTAACAGGTTCTTCTGGTACGGTATATACTAATTCAGTAGGTGAGCCGGGACTCCCCGGTACTGTACTATATCCCAAACCACCACCGGTCATAAGAGTTTCCATAGAAATAAAAAAGAACCCCCTTATACTTTCATAAAAAACAAAACTAGATCCAATTGCTTGTTTACCTACAGATACTGCTCTTGATGCTAAGAAATTAATGGCCTTGAATGGTGTTTGATTTGGTATAATTAAATCTGTAAGGTTCTTAGTAGGCTCAACAAAAATACGTTTAGCTCTACCCGGTCTACCTGTTTGAAAAAATTGTCTATAAAGAGATTTTACTATATCAGATATTTTTCGTGGTGCAAGTGTAACTGGATCAAGTGCAGATTTTTTAACTTTTTGTTTTAGATTTAAAATGGCCTCTTCAGAAACGAAAGATAATTTATAAGTTATTATTCCTTCATTAAGTTTCATAATATTAAGAATTTTAACTACTCTAAATTTTAAATTAATTATACCTTCATTTTGACTCCCCTCAAATGGGCCGGGAATTGCATTTGAATTTCTCTGTCTTTCAAGGCCTTTTGTTTTCACTTGAATCTGTAAAGTTTCTTCACCAATAATAGGAACACTTTCCATTAATCCCACACCATCTACTATCTGTATATTTCCGGTAAGATAACTTCCAAAAAGATCTTCATAGATATTAAAATCTGACCACGCAGCTTTTAGATCAACAAACCCTTTTCTATTAGGTGAGGTCAATAGAAGTTTTTGGAGCTCAAAATCACCGGGAAACGAGGGGAGTTTTTCTGCTTTTGGATTTGCTAAAAAATCCGATTTAGTTCCATGATCGGCGGACTGTGGATTAACACCCTGTCCCGTTTTCCGCCTGTCCAAAAATGTTTGGATATCTTTATTGTTCGCGCCTCCGCCCATCAGTCAAGTTTCTCCGAATGTTCAGATAGAATATCTGCAACATACCTTCTATCAATTAATTTAATATCTCGTTTTGCTTCATTTCTAACTATTTCCCAATCATAACAATATACAATCTTTCTATTAATCCCATCAAGTGTATCATAAGTTGTTACATCAACCTCAATCGTAGCTTCCGGAATTGCTTCAGATGTGCCGGTTGCTTCTATTCTATTTCTAACAATTTTATCATAATGATGTACAGTATTTTTCGCGGACTGTAGAGTTCCGTATTTGTTTTTAATATAATTTCCAAATTCTCTAGTATTTAACGGCCAATCGAAAAGAGGATCATGTATATCGTTAATTAAAAAAATTAACCATGTAAACTTTACATCACCATATACCTTAAATGCGGTTATATCGGGACGCTCTGATTCTGGTATCGAATAAGGAAAATAATTAATAATATCATTTTTAAGAATGCTTTTTAGTTTTGCCTTAACCATGATGTTAATCGCAGTCTTAGTTTTTGTGGGTTTTACCCCACTAATATCATAATTAATTTGTGGATAATGTTGAAAAAATTCAGACATATATTATGCTCCTTCCTTTATTCTTTCTCGATACATTATTTCAAGCTCCATAAACGAAAGTTTCATTGCTATAGTTACTGGGTATTGTGTTTGATCAAAAAATAGAGGAACACTTTCTGTAGTAAAATCTAAATCACAAGCAAGTAATACTGATTTCCCTATATTAAACATAGGATTTGAATTGGTGGCGGGCAATTTCTCACCATTAATATAATAAGTAATCTTAAATGTATCCGGATATCCAAACATCATTGAAGGTGATGTTTTAGCATCGCCCCCTCCATGAGAAGGTAACATTGCTTTTTTAAATGCATTCACAATTTGTATACAGGCCTTAGACTCATTTACATTTTGTGGTAACATTTTAAAACTAAATTCATGTGTTCTCATATCAGTAGGACCTTTATATGCAGCAACGATATAAGGATTGAGTACAGCACCCTGTGCCCGTTCCATTATAGTTTTTGTTCCTTCTACCAAAACGTTTGCTTTCTCTGCAGCTTTAAGTAGTCCCACTTTTGCTGCTTCACTTGAAGCTGCGGAAGTTGTGGCAGCCAAAACATCTTTCAATTTTTCAATACTCATTCCTGCAGCAGCTGCTCCAGGGTTTTGTAGTGCTTTTGTGGCCTTATCTACTCCAGCTCCAAGTCCACCTAATGCAACTGATTCATATTCTGATTTATATGATGTGTTTAGAGCGTCGCCGGGGATATATAACGCTATATCAAGCGTTGGCTGTTGAGTTTTGAAACTAGAAGCTTCAAAAGATATCCAATTATCAGTACCACCGCCAGTCGTATTCGACACCCCAATATCAGAGGGGTATTCAAGATATTGTATTGGTGTTTGTGTTGAAGTAGTTGGGTCCATAATTCCAGTAGACGAATCATTGGCCAAAGTTAATGGCCCAACATAATCATAAAATTTTGCGGATTCTTGTACTAACTCACCTTTATCATCATCCCAAAAATATATAACTTCTGTGTAAATTTTCATTACGGACATCCTTTTGTGATTGGTATTATTAAACTATCTATATATTTATATGGCATACAAGGGAAAGTTTCGCCCACAAAATTATAAAAAATATAAGGGTGATCATACTAAAATTATTTATCGATCTGGCTGGGAATTAACCTTCATGAAATACCTAGATAGGCAACCTGAAGTCTTGCGATGGTCAAGTGAAGAGGTTATTATACCCTATCGTTCACCCATTGACAATAGAATACATAGATATTATCCAGATTTTTGGGTTAAAACTGATCAAGGTGAATCTCTAATTGAAATCAAACCTAAAAAACAAACAAAGCCCCCTAAACCCAATCCCAAACATAGAAGAAGATACCTCAAAGAAGTAAAAACATGGGGAATTAATGAGGCTAAATGGAAGGCCGCTGAAGAGTTTTGTGAACACAAAGGTTGGAAATGGCAAATAATAACAGAGGACACTCTGTCAACTAAATAGTAATATGGCTACAGTAGAAGAATCCTATTTGGATAAATTAAAAGACGCAATAAAAACAAACCAAGTGACTGCTAGAGCAAAAGCAGCGGGTGATTGGTTTCGCTCTATTGTAAATAGAACAAAAGGGAAGTTTTCTAGTGAGACTCCAGAGAAAATACTTCAACGTTCAGAAAGTATGGTTTCAACGAGTGTACTAGGGAAAATGTATTTCTATTCTTATGATCCTAAATGGAAAAATGATCTTCCCTGGTATGATACCTTTCCTTTGGTTTTTCCTATTGAAAAATATAACAATGGTTTTCTTGGATTAAACTTTCATTATCTTGCACCAAAAGATAGAGCTATATTAATGGATCAACTTAAGATGTTTGCAAATAATAAAAAGTATGATGAAACAACCAAATTAAAATTAACATACAACATGTTAAAAGGTTTCACCAAGATTAAACGAGCAAAACCCACAGTACATAGATATCTTACAAGTAAGGTTAAATCTAAGTATGTACTTGTTAATGCAGATGAATGGGAAGTAGCACTTTTTCTACCAGTAGAAAGATTTAGAAAAGCAAGTAAAAAGAAAGTATGGGCACATAGCGGAGGAATGTTCTAATGGCAGCACCAGCACCGACAGGACCGGCAGATTTTGCAATAACCGATTTCATGTCCAAATTGGACGCTTTAGGAAGTTATGCAAAAAGAAATAGATTTACGGTTGAAATTATACCACCAGTTTCACTAGTTACTGATGTTCCAGCATCACAAATAGAATTTCTTGTTAAAGGTGTATCATTTCCAAGTAGATCTTTTGGATCAACCACTTATAGAAGAGGTGGTAAATTTGGTTTAGAAGTTCCTTATGAAGTAACAGAGGAGAATGTAACAATTACATTCTTAGGTACAAATGATTGGAAAGCTAGAAAATTTTGGTATGATTGGCATGAGCATATACAAAGTAATTCTTCATACAATATGCAATATTATAAAAAATATATAGGAACCGTTACAATTTCAGTTTATAATGAAGAATCCCAAGAAGCGACAAGTCCTACCCATAAAGTAACATTACATGAATGCTGGCCTAAAACGATAGGTGCTATAGAACTAGGATGGGAAAGCGGAGAATTAGTAGATTTTACAATCGATATTGGATATAGTTGGTGGACACAACAATAAAAAATTTATAATTATTATAGGAGAATATTATGGCATTACCAAGAGTGGCGTCACCCACTTTCGAATTGACAATTCCTTCAACAGGTGAAAAAGTCAGTTACAGACCTTTTCTTGTAAAAGAAGAGAAAACATTATTAATGGCTGCGGAAGATCAAAACGTATCTACTATAACCAAAGCTATGAGAGATATTATATTTTCTTGTACAGAAGGAGAGGTAGATCTTAAAACTCTTGCGCCTTATGATATCGAATATATTTTTCTTCAACTTAGAGGAAAATCGATTGGTGATGTAATAAAGCTTAAGCTGAAAAAACCGGAATCTGTTGAATGTGAAGAATCTGGATGTCCTGGAGGCGAAGAAATTGAAGTCAATATCGATGATATAAAAATTGACACTTCAGGAATGTTGGATTCTAAGATAGAACTTACAGAAACTATCGGTATAAAATTGGGATATCCTCAACTTGAGACAGTACAAAAGTATGTAGTCAAAGGTGGGGGAATGTCTGCAGACGGAGTATTTAAAATGATTAATGATTGTATTGAATATATTTGGGAAGGTAAAGGAAAATCCCAGGAAATATACAAGGCAAAAGACTCTACTAAAAAAGAACTGGATGAATTCATTGAATCTCTCAACTCCGTACAATTCACTAAAATACGAGATTTTTTTGAAGCGATGCCTAGACTACAACATGAAGTTATGTGGACCTGTTCGAAATGTGACAAGTCCGCTCCTTTATTACTTGAGGGGATTGACTCTTTTTTCGGATAGCGCTGAGTCACGATTCCCTGGCGAACCATTATCAAACAAACTTCGCCATGATTCAGCATCATGATTGGAGTCTAACAGAACTTGATAATATGATTCCATTTGAAAGAGAAATATATGTAATGTTATTACAACAATGGATTAAAGAAGAAAATGATAGAGTGAGAGAACAAAACGCTAAAGGCGGGAGAAGATAAACATGGCCGACAAAACTTTAAATGATGTTGCTGCAGAATTACAGGCAGTAAACCAAAAACTTCAAGACGCGGGAGTTACACAGAAGGGGGTGATTGCCCCGCTTGAGGAATTGGCTCAACAAGGTAAAACCCAAATCAAAGCTGCGGAAAAAGCGGCATTGGCTGAAAGTGAGGCCGCAAGAGAAGCGGCTAGAAGAGCAGGGGATAAACCGACAATTGAAGTTGCTGTAAAGTTGGAACCACCAGAAGAAGAGGGTGGATTTTTAATGCATATACTGAAAGCTCTTGGATTAATTGGCGCAGGTGCTGCGGGTCTTGCTGCGGGTCTGTTAGTAGGGTGGTTAGCTTTTGTGGGTGACTTACTAAAAAGACTTGGAAAGATTTTTAAATTAGATAAAATTAAAATACCAAAGTTTTTAGATGACTTCTTTAAGGCATTCACAAAAGAGGGGAAAATCGCCAAGAGAATTATGGGTATTGTTGATGACTTTAAGATGCCTAAATTCCTAGATGACTTCTTTAAAGCATTTACCAAAGAGGGAAAACTTGGTAAAAAAATTATGGGTATCATTGACAATTTCAAGATGCCAAAATTTAAAATTTTCGACACAATTGGAGATTTCTTTAAAAGCACAGATAAGTTTAAAGATATTACTAAAACTATTGATGGAGTCAAAGATCTATTACCAAAAGGTGGAGGTGGTGGAACTATTGGAAAAATGTTTAAGGGTTTAAAAGATGTATTCAAACCCCTGAAAGCACTAGGAACTACCCTCGGCGACGCATTCAAACCGCTTCAAGGTTTGCTTGGAACGGGCGCAAAAGGTTCTGGAATTTTAAACTCTATGAAGGCTTTCCTTAAAGGTGGAATGATAGGAAAGGTATTTAAAGCCTTTGCTAGAGTTGGAAAGGCTATTGCTGCACCACTTACTATAATTATGGGTATTGTTGATGGATTTTTTGAATCAAAAGATGCCATAGGAAAAAGTGAGGGAATGATGGCTACAATGGTTAATGCTGTTGTTGGTGCCATCGGTGGTTTCATTGATGGAGCAATATTTCAACTCTTAGACCTACTCAAAAGTGGAATATCTTGGATTGCTGGATTTTTCGGATTTACTGAAGTTGAAAAATTCCTTGATAGTTTTTCCTTTTCTAAAATGTTCAATGAATTCTTAGATGATGTCTATAAATGGTTTAATCAGCTATTCTCTGATCCAATTGGAGCATTAACTAAGTTAGTATCAAAATATTTTGGTGCAAATTTAGCAATAGCTGACTTTATCGTTGATATGCTTAAAAAACCTATTGTATGGTTACTAGGCGTATTTGGATGGGATGATGCTGCAGCGGCAACTGAATCATTTTCTCTTTCTGGTACAGTCATGGCAGCATGGGATAAAGTAGTTGCATGGGTTAAAGGATTGTTTGCATGGGGTAAAGATGCAGGAGCCACAGAAGAAGGTGGATGGTCATTCTTAACATTTGTAGAAAGTGCATGGACAAAAGTTAAAGAATGGTTTGCTAGTCTTCTCTCTTGGGGAAAGGAGACAGAAGCAGGAAGTTGGATTGTAACTACTATTGATTCTGTAGTTACAACCGTCAAGGGATGGTTTACTGGATTGTTTAGTTGGGCATCTACAGAAGATGAGAAGGATAGTTGGATTGTCAAGACAATAAAAGGAATAGTAACAACTGTCAAAGAATGGTTTGGTTCTATGTTTCAATTTGACTCGGCTTCTGGTCTATTGAAAACAGTAATGAATATAATGATGTGGATTCCAAATCTATTTGTGAAAGCAGTAGCAGGAATTGCTTCATGGTTTGCAGGGATTCTTGGATTTGAAAAAGAATCAGAAGCAATTGCATCAGCTGGTAAAGAATTTAATTTTGGTGATTTGATAATGAAAGCAGTGAAAGCAATTGGTAAATGGTTTGGTGATTTATTTGATAGTATTATAAATTTTGATTTTGCGGGGATTGCAAGGGGTTTAATGCCCGATTTCTTGGCCGATATGATATTCGGTGATGAAAAACCAAAAGGAAAGAAAACAGGAGAAATTGAAAAAGCAAACAAGGCAAAGACAGAATTAGATAAAGAAGGTACTGGAGACTTAGCTGGTGGTGGAATAGGAGATATGTTTAGTCTTGGAAATTTGATGAAACCAATTAGGGATAAAGTAACAACTCTCTTAGATCCAGCAACCGCGCCTTGGGGATTGGGTAAATTTACTGGGTTTTTACAAGAAAAACTATTAGCCATGTTACCAACAGCAGAAGGATTGGCAGAAGGTGGTTTGGTAGGCATGTCTAAAATGGGACCGCAAAGTATGGGTGCGGCTATGGGACTTGAAAGTGGTGGATTGTTTACTCTATCACAGGGGGAATTCGTTCTTGACAATCAAGCTGCTCAATCGTTCTTACAAGCGGCTATGATATTAAAAGGACAAGATTTAAGTAGCGGTCAAAGTCTTATGGACTTAGAGAGAGACAAGCAGAGAACAGGTGGATCATCGAGTACTGTGGTTGTTAATAATACAACAAGTAACCAAGTAAACTCTTCTCAGCCTGTAGTACTCCCCGTCTCAGGAGTTAGTCCAGCTAGTCCAGAGACAAGGATGAGTTGATGAATTCTTAATCGCTTAAAAATTAAGTTTTATAAAAACCATCTGAAAGATAATAGATAAAGGCATCAATCAAATCGGGTGAACCCCAAGCCGATACACACCATACCACTAAAATCACACAGAACAAAAATCCATACATAGTACCATTCTCACTATTCATTATTCTTGCTCAGCCAATTTTGCAAAGTAAGAATACTCTTCCGTATCACCGGCTGTTCCCGCAGATTCTGCACTTGTAACACTTTCAACAACAGGCTCTACATGTGGAGTAGTCATAGGTTTACCACCATCAAACGGTGCACCGAAATTATTAGACTTTGGTGAAGCCGTTTCCACACCAGTTCCAAGACCAAGTACTCTATCCAATTTCTCTTTCAACTCTGCATAAGACTTGAAGTTCTTCGGATCAGTAAACTCTTCTAATGAATGTTCACCTTTCCAGATTTCTTCCATCTTAGCCTCATCCGTATCAAGAGCTGCAGGAGTTTCAAATTCACTTTTATCGTAGTTTGAAAAACCATCAATCTTACGAATCTTTATTTTAAAATTCGCACCTTCCCATAAATCAAAAGGATTGACTGGAGTTTCATCTTCGAATTGAGGATTCATCTTATCATTAAGTTTGTCCCAAATTTTCTTCCCATACTTGTACAGGCGAACTTGATTTTCGTTCTGAGGATTTGATGGGTCTTTGAGTACATAAACATTCGAAATGTAAGTTAACCTACGTTTTTGTTTACGGGCGATTTCTTTGTTCGCCTCAATTCCAGAATTCCAAAGTGTGGAATTGTGTTCACTTACTGGATCTTTTTGTCCAAGAGTAGTCAAAGAGTTTTCAATGTACCACCCACCTGGGCCTTGAAATCCATGATTCCATGAACGTGACCACGGAAGGTCTTCTCCATCTGGAGCAGGTAGAAATCGTACAACGGCCATTCCGTTGCCTGACTTGTCCAATTCTGGACGCCAGAAACGATCATCATCACCTTGACCTTTTGTTGGAGCATTTATTTTTGCGGTTTCTTTTAGGAGGGATTGGAGTTTATCTCCACGTTTTTTCTTCATATCTGCGAACGACATATGTTTCCTTTCGTATATTTCGTATTGCGTTGTATTGATTGTATTGCGACTTATTTCACTTAATCATCATATAGTTATATTATAACATACTTTTTTAATTTGTCAACCCCTAAAGGTCTTCACCAATTTCTCTCCTTTCATATTGGTAGTTTAGATATTTTTGGAATAAGATGAAGATCTTCTGCCTCATCTTGTACATTTTGTTTCAGTTTTCCTGCAACCATTTTACCAGCGGTTTCAGGTTCTAATTTATTTTCATCACAGTAAAACATAATTGCATCTATATAGGTCATTTTAGTCTTTTGAACTAACTGCTCAATGTTCTCCATGAATATCATGGAATTATTCATTTTTACGGCCATTATTTATTTAATGCTTCTGATTCTTTATGTTCTGGATCATCTTTCTCTTTGAACCAGTAATCCGTTGACTTCGCTAGCACCGCTATATAGGCACCAACCAGGATATTCAGTAGGTCCTTAGACTCAGATTTAATATCTGTAAAAAACAATAACCAAATTAGAAACAAAAATGTTAATACAATAGCCCAAGACAAAGAAAACCTTGCCCACCAGTTTTTTACTTTTCTTTTTTCAATCGCAGACAAAGTGTCTCCTGTTTCTTTTGTTGTTTTAGAATTTGCCATAATTATCCTTCAAATTTTTAATTATCATCCCATTGTAAAAGTTCTTGTTTACCTTGTTCTGCAAGATATTCTCTGTTCTTCCAATGTTCACCTTTAACATCATCTTTGTTCTGGCCCCAGTAACCTACTGCATGACCATTTTCACATAACCATTTGTTTACGTTTGTCCATCCACCGAACTCATGTCCGTCTTCTGTGCAGTTGATCCAAATTTCTCCTAAGATCCTACCGAACTTTCCTCGACTGTCCTTCTCTGGGCAACGAACTTGAACTTCAATGTCATCTCTGTCAGACATGATTGCCCAATGTACCCACTCCTTGAGATTTTTCTTTGCTAATAGTCCGTAGACCTTTTCGTTTTTGTGTCTGGTTCTAGATTCTGGTGTGTCAATACCCAAAAGTCTTACTCGACTCTTAAACATTACATCGAATCCTAAGTCAAAGACGGCATCTAATGTATCACCATCTACTACTTTTGGTACTGCGACCACATCATAAATGTAATCACAAGATTCTTCATTTTTATATTCAGCCATTTACTCCATCCTCCCAGACTAATTCCCACTCATCAAATGTTTCAAAATTTGTGAGAGTTACTTTAACTCGACCCAAATCTTCTGATTCAGGATAAAGATATGTATATCCTTGTCCACCATAATTGGGATTAACTTCATGGGGTTCTCCCCTTTCAATTCTTCCGGCCAAGTCTACTAAATCTCTTATCTCTATGTGTTTTTCAAATAATATTCTTTCGCCAGGTATTAATTCATATCTAGGTACTTCTGTTCTGTATCCACCTTTATACTCCATTGACATAAATTGACTCCTATTGAAAGTTAGCTGACCGTGCTTCTGTTCCTACGTGACGGCCACAACGCGTATTCGAATTACTTCTTTTCTACGAATTCATACAGCTCGGATGCCTTCTTCTTGATATCCTCAATGGAATAAGAATCGGGCTGAAGTTCACTCCATAACTTCATGTTTGCTTCACCTTGTTCTTGTGCGTGTGCCCATGCACTTGTCACATAATCTTGGTTGCGTTGAGCTTGATCTTGGAGATAACCCTGTGCCATCTCTAAAAGTTTGAATCGTAGTTCAAATGGATTAGACATAA